AGTAGTCCTTCATAGCACCCTGGAATTTCTCGTTGCAGCCCTGGTCATAAGCAGAAAGCTTGTTCTCGAGGGAGATCTTGTCAGCAGCCTCTGTAAGAAGTGCAAGGTGATCCTGTCCGCCGAGGAATGCGTTTGTATAACCGCCGTCGATAAGCTCCTTGATAGCAGCCTTGTTGTTTGTGTAGTCCTGCTCGCCCTCAGTGATAGCCTTAGCTACGTCCTTGTTGCAAGTCATAACCTTCATGATATCAGCAACGATATCCTGGTTATCGGAGTCGATAGCGCCGCAGATCCATGTACCGCCCCAGTAGTAAGCCTGTGGGCCTGAGCAAGCCTTCCAGAGACCATAACCGCCGTTGCCTTCCTTAGCGTTTGAACCATCAGCCTTGATCTCTTCGTCAACTGTGTTTGGAAGAAGTGTGAAAGGAATGCCCCATGTTGAGAAGAAGTAGCCGAATACGCCACCGTCGATCTTCTGGCCAGCAGCCCAAGCATCGTCCCAAAGGGAAGTCTTGTTGTTGTAGCCCTTGTCTGTGTATTCCTTAGTCTGGTCAGCCCAAGCCTTGATCTGTGGGTCAACTGTGATCTTGTTGTCTGTTACCCATGGGCTTGACATATTGTTTGAGAAGCATCTGTATGTATCATCGAAACCAGATACCATCTTGTAGCCCTTGTCAGCCATCTTCTGAGCTGTTGCTGTGAATGTATCCCAATCCTTAACAGCTTCCTGAACCTTCTCTGGATCGCTTGTGCCGAGAACGTCCTCAGCGATCTTTGTGTTGTAGAGGAACAGACCTGGAGTTGCCTGCCATGATACACCCTTCAACTCGCCTGTCTTTGTATCTGTTGCAACGTCCTTTGTGTACTGATACATCTGTGACATATCGTCGTCTGTGATGCCGAGGTCCTGAATAGAAAGTGCAACGTCGCCGTTAGCATACTTCAGAGCGTAGTCAGCTTCCATAAGGAACATATCTACCTTCTCTGTGCTGTCCTGCTGACCCTTAAGAGCCTCGTCCAGCTTTGTCTGGTAAGCGTTACCTTCGTTTTCAACCTGTACCCAGTTCAGCTTAACGCCGTTGATAGTTGCGATCTCCTTAGAACCATCAGCAAGCTCGTTGTATGTAAGCTCGTTTGATGTGCCCTGTGGATAGTACTTATCAAGTCTTGACTTGAACTCTGTGTTCCAGCAGTAAATTGTAAGAGTCTTCTTTGAATCCTCTGATGAATCCACACCGTGAAGCTCAGCTGTGTTTACTCTGTCAGAGCTGTTGTTGATGCCTGTGTTGTTGCCAGCCTTTGATGTGCTGCCGCCATTCTTGTCAGATGTTGAAGATGAATCTGTGCTGCCGCAAGCTGTGAACATTGAAGCTGCCAGACAGAGGCTCAATGAACCTGCAAGTACTTTCTTAAGATTTGCCATAATAATTTTCCTCCTTAAAATCGCATTAGTTTATTTGATTTGCTCCGCAGCATTTCTGCGGAAAATTAATGCCTTGAATCAGTTGATGTCGCTTACCGAGCCGCCTTCCAGCAGCTTTCCGTCGACTGTTATCACCTCTTTAAAGGTGGTCTGTGGGTTTTCTATCAGTGATACCAGCTGTTTTGCGGCTGTTACACCGATAAGGTCTGTGTCCTGAAGATAAGTCGTAAGCTTTGGAGAGAGAAGCTGTGAATAAGCTATTCCGTCGTAGCCCACTATTGAGATATCCTCCGGTACTGAAAGACCCATTTCCTTGACTGCATTGAAAGCTCCCATTGCTGAATAATCATCGGGCATGAAAACGCAGGTCGGTTTGTTCTCTCTGCTAAGAAGTTCTTTTGTCAGCTTATAAGTCAGATCAGGGTTGTGATAATCACCGTTAAGTATCCAATCGGGATCAACTGAAATTCCTCTTGTCATACAAGCTTTATAGAAGCCTGCCAGACGTCTTTCGGCTACTGCCGATCTGTTGCCCTGGATAAAAGCGATCTTCCTATGCCCCATCTTCGTCACATAGTTGATAAGCTCTTCCATACCTTTTTCATTATTGGACATGATCGCTGTTCTGCAGTCGAAGATGTGGTCGATCGTGACCACTGGTATATCTCCGTTTATCACCTCGTACACGTCCTGCGACGTAAAATCCGTACAGGCAATGATAACACCGTCAACATTGCGGTATTTGCAATGTTCGTATGTAGACATTTTCTGCTTGCCCACATCTCTATTTATAAAGGTTATATCATATCCTGCTGCTTCAGCCGTAGTCTTAAAGCTGTCAAGCACCTTTGCGAAAAACTCATGGGTAAGACCGCTTCCTGCTTCGTCGAGATACATGACCCCGAGATTATAGGTCCTGTTGGTCTTTAAAGCTCTTGCCTGAGAATTTGGGAAGTAGCCCATTTCTTTGGCGGCTTTCATAAGTCTTTCTCTTGTTGCCTCGCTTACGTCCTTATGGCCGTTGAGGGCTTTGCTTACGGTTGCGACGGATACTCCGCAACGAACGGAAATGTCTTTTAAGGAAACCAATGATATTTCCGCCTTTCCGTAGATTTTAAACGTTTACGCTTGACGTTTTCCGTGAAAACTTATCTCAAACGTTTCCGTTAATAAAAATATACAATATTCTCGGCATAATTTCAAGTCTTTTTTCACATTTTTATGCCCTCTGTAATAAATTATGGAGGTTTAGCCAATTTTTCAACTTTACTTTTGTGCATTTTAACAATGCTATTTGGACAATTGTAATCGATTTGTTACAAAGAAACTGACAGGCTAATCAAAAAGCTGCGAAAATGCACTGCGTTTTCTGAGGGGTATATGAAACCAGGCTGTGTGGTATGTGAAAAATGTATATAAACATTTCTTTTGTATACAATTATGTTATGTGAAATTACAAAAACCATTAAAGAACTTTATTCATTAAACGTTTTCGGATAATAATTGTTGAAAAGTGTGTTGTAACATATGATATTGTTAAAATATTGTCTTGATATGAAAATATGATAGTCATTTGATCGGAAAAGTTGGAATATTCGGTGTTTGCGAAGATATTTTGAAACGTTTAAGCATATTTCATCGTTTTTTTATTGTGCAAAATAACGATGTGGAAAGAAAACGTATTTATTTCATACATTATACTCACAAGCTACATATGATATGACTATTTGATAGGGATTTTGCAAAGCTTTGAAAAAAATCTTGAATTAATGTTGACAAATGTGTGGTTTTGGTGTATAATACTTAAGTCTTGTATGCTGATATGGCTCAGTTGGTAGAGCAGCTCATTCGTAATGAGCAGGTCGTGGGTTGTTGATAAAGCGACACGGCGGCGGATCAAATAAGCTAACAGAAAAATTTAATATATGCTGGAATAGCTCAGTTGGTAGAGCAGCTCATTCGTAATGAGCAGGTCGCGTGTTCAAGTCACGTTTCCAGCTCCATAGAACCCTTCTAGACATTAGGAGGGTTTTGTCATATTATGCATAAACTTTTTTAGTTTCTCAAAGGCCCAGGCTAAAAGCAAAGAAAGCGTAAAATAAATCCACGACTTCCAAACAATTGAACTTTGGTGTATAATAAAGTCCAAGCAACTCTATAGAGCGGATGAGAAAATCTATGTTAGTCTATAGAGTGTGTTGGATCAAATTAGACACAGGAGGAAAAGAACATGTCGTAAGCTCCGTGAGAAATGTGTGGCATTAGTGCAAGGCAAAGCGTACACATGACGAATGGATGAGTAACCTGCCCGCTGAAAAATACTTGACCAGGTTGTTCTCAAAACCGAATGGCACAATTCTTTTGCCGTGGAAAAACTAATACGCTCTTAACCTCGCTGTGTTTTTCGGCGAGGTCTTTTTCTGCTGTAAATAAACGCGGGTTATTTTACGCTTACGGTTTGAGTCCGACTATCAGCTTTTGGACTTCGGGATTTTGATTCCGAAGTCTTTTTTTGAAAATAAAACAATAATTCTCTGTAATAATTAGAAAATATATAAAACTGATTATGCAAAACATTAAATTAAATGTGTCGCTTATTGTCGTAAATAATCGAATAATGTAGAACATTTGTTTAAAAATTACAATATTCTTAATTTAATTAACTTAAAAATAGTGTAAGTTCTGAAATTTAGAATTTAAATATATTTTTTATAAATATTGTTGATTTTTGGTTGTTAATATTATATAATTATTAACAAGAGGTTTGTTTTAACTTAACAAGTTTCATTAATAAAATAACGGACGTAAAAGAAATGTTTAAAACAAAAACAAAGGCACGATTGAAACGAATGTTGTCCGGCGCACTCGCTTTAGCTATGACCGCAAGTGCAGCTGCGGTTATGCCCGCATCTGCTGAGAAAACAGCAAAGTACCCTTATGCTGTTTTTGCCGCTGATGAAGACGCAGGCATTACTGTCAATACAGACAGTTTCACCTTAAACGGTAATGCTTACACAAACGGAGTTTTCTCGACAACTGCACAATATCCTAATATCAATGGTACTGTTACAGATGCTGACGATATTACTGATGAAGACAACGCAGAGTAAGAAACCGAAGATGTATTTGACGTCAACAAGGATATGATACTCATTCATACCAAGCTTGCAGACAAATATTTTACCGAAAACTGCGATACATACAACGAAGATTATACATATTCCGATATGAATATTAATATAAATAATTCTGTCTACGTTATGGGCAGACTGAGTTTGGACGGCAATATCAGCCTGAATAACGCTGTCGGAGCTGTTTCGGATGTTGATCTTACAGGCGGTAATCTTAACGGAAATAATACGGTTATCTATTCAAAGTTCGGAGATATTGATATTACAAACAGTCAGGCAACTGTAAATGGTCTGATCTATGCTCCGTTCGGAACTGTTACCATAGACTGCGACAACTTCAATATGAACGGACTTATCATTGCTCAGAATGTTGTTATCGACGGATATGGAGCGAATATTAACTACAGTAGCTCGTGGGCAGAGCTTGTCGGTACAGAATCCGAAGAACTTAGTTGGACATTTGATGACTGGCAGTATCTTGCCGATACAGACGATGACGGTCTGCCTAATCTTATTGAAAAGGAAATAGGCTCTGATCCTTATAATCCCGATACGGACGGTGATAATCTTCCTGACGGGTACGAAGCGTTAACGCTTGGAACCGATCCAACAAAGCCTGATACCGACGAAAACGGTGTACTTGACTGCGATGAGGATTTTGATGAAGACGGTTTGACAAATCTTCAGGAGTACGAGCATGGCACAGAGCCTTACAATGAGGATACCGACGGCGACGGTCTTAAAGACGGAGAAGAGATCAACACTTACGGGACTGATCCGCTTAAGGTTGACACCGATGATGACGGACTTTACGACGGCGACGAGATCTACTTTGAAACCGATCCGCTGAATCCCGATACAGACGGAAACGGTACCCCTGACGGTGATGAAAAGCGTTTCCAAACATTTATTCATAAGGTAGAAAATGAAGATTGCGCTGTTGCCGAGGTTCGTGTGTCTATGGAGGGCACGGGAAATCTTCAGAAGACCACAACTGTTGAAAGCATTATGAATAAAGACATTCTTTGTTCTGATGTTGTGGGTTTGATCGGTGAGCCTTTTGAGATCAAAACGACTTCGAAGTTCGATAAGGCTACGCTTACATATGTGATCGATAAGTCTAAGCTTGGTGATACTGAGTTTGACAACCTACTGTTTTTATGGTATGATGAAGAAAATGACAATTTTGATGAGCTGGATACCATTCTTGACGAGGAGAATTCAACTGTAAGTGTGGAGACTACACACTTCAGTAAGTATATGATTGTTGACGGAAAAGAATGGTATAGAGCATGGCAAGATATTTACACTAAAATAAACGAATCAAAAGGCCAGCATATTCCAAATGCAACTGTATTAATATCAAAAAGTTCAAATATATATAATGTTAATAACGCAAATCGAAATGAACTTATAGTTAGTAATATTGTAGACTCAATGTCGGATTCAGATATTATGAGCTTTTTGACCTACCAGAATGCTGGTGGAATGAACACCGATTTTACGAGTGTCAAAAGTGCGTTGAAATGGGATCCGATTTATTACAGCAGAACTGCTAATGCTAGTTATGGAATTGGTTTAGCAGCAGTTATACTCAATGATGAGGCTATGGGGTATAACTCTAAAATTATTTTTATTACTGACAGCAGTGTATCAGTTGACAGTAGATTTCTTAAGCTTGCAATTAATAACAAGATACCTATTTACTTTTTCTGTATTGGTGATTTTAATACAGCTGCATTGATAGGTTATGCACAGCTGACAGGCGGCAAGGTATACTCTGCTAAAACCGCTGCTGAAATAAATCAAAGCTGCGATGAAATAGGTCCTAAGACCTTTGTTGGAGAAACAGACACTGATGGTGACGGTTTTACAGATATTGAAGAAATGAGCGGTCTTATTGTAAGCTCAAATTGCAAAATTGTTAATACCGATTATATGAAAGCTGACACGGATGATGACGGCCTTGATGACAATGAAGAAGTCGATGTTGAACTTACGAAGGTTGAAGTACCTGGAAAGCAGGGCAATCCTTCAACGTTCAAATACTATCATCATATGAATTCTGACCCCTCTAAAGCTGATACTGATGGGGATGGGCTGGACGATATGGAAGATTTTGATCCAACCAAACCTCTATCGAATGATGAACGAAATATATATGACTTTTTCAATAATGCAGAAGATTATGAAATAAGATATGTACTTGAAAATCCTTGGATACAGCAGTTAGGTACGCTCAAAGGCATAGAATGTGTTAAAATTTGCAGGAAACATTTAGTTGATCGAGACCTTAAGAAAATCGAAAATGAGATGATTACTGCAGGTATAATGTCAAATCCAAAAAACGGAAAGCCTATAGATAAAATAATGCAATTTTTGTGCGGACATTATGGGAACCCTTCCACAATGCTGTTCTCCGAGTATGAATTGTATAAAAATAATATGAGCTTCTCTCAACTCATCGAACTGTCTTGGAATGTATGGAGCAATGATATGAAAATGGTTGCTCAAATATGGCTGTTTAATGTTTCCAATTTGATTCAGCAAGGTTGGGCTGAATGGGATTATTCGCCTGAATATAAGTTGTCGTTAGAACAGGAAAGATCACTAAAAAATGTTGTAAATGCAAAGAGAACAGGTATATTAAGAGGCGATACCAAAAGATTAAATGCTAACGAAAGAAAAGTAGTTAGTGAATTGCTAGAGGAAGGCAGATCAATTGAAGTGTTACCTGAAGGTACACAGAGTTCTCCTGACTTTGTAGTAGATGGTCTAAAAACAGAGCTGAAGACACTTGAAAATCATAATTTGAATACTCCTTTGAAAAAAATAAGAAAAGCCTTTGACAAGCAGGGCGCTGATGCAATGATATATGATGTACGTCCAGCACAACTCACAGAAGCAGATGTAAATATTGTATATCAACGCATAACAGGAATATATGGTGGTAAAGTTCCAGGCATAATTGAATTTTGGACAATAGAAGGAAAAGTAATATATAATACATAGGAGGCAGTATATGCGATTTTTATGTCGTTGTGGCAACATGCTTACTAATCAATTGGACCCTAACGATACAGAGTATTATGTGTACTCTGATCGTGAATGGTCTGAATTTGAAAAAAAGGGGTGGATATATTT